CCAGTTGTGAATCTAAATTTTGCACCAGCTGTAAGAAGATTTGTTCTACCTGATGACTCTGAGCTTTTGAACTCTAGTGTCTTTTTAAGTCCCATTGAGAATGCTCTGTTAGCTACTTGAGAATAAGTCAATCCTAAGTCATCAGCAATACCTTGAGTCCTTTCATGAGGGAATCTTTGTCTTATGATTTCATTAGGTGTCATAGCTCTTGTATTTCTTGTTTGACTTCATTCCAATAATCAATAGTAGCATAATGTGATGCCATCCATAAAACATTATCAACTGCTATCAATGCACATTGCTTGGCTATCACAGTACATAGTATCTCCTCACCACATTCAGTATCTTCATTCATTAAAACAATTCGGTAGCTATCTACTAAGCTAATTGCTTTCTCTTTAGGTGTCATATCTCCTCAATTTTTAAGATTAAACATATCCACTTGTCTACCAGTAGAAACGCATGATGCCTGTCGTATGCCTTCACTATCTTGAAGGACTTGTCTTTCATTGTTACTCTGTAAGTTTTCATTTTTTGCTCTTAAATAGTTAATATAAAGGTTAATATCAAAGTGTCCTCTCTTTGTCCAGTAGGACTCAATATCAGCTAAGTTCATGGTCATCAATTTCTCCGTTGTTACATCCACACTCCTCTTCAGTGTAGTGAATTTCATTTCCAAATGTGCAGTAGTGTACCTCAACTACTCCATCTCCATTGCAGTCAGGGCATATCATAGCTCACAAGTTTTAACAGTTGTGTACTTTTTGTGCTTGAATGTGCTTAGGTTTCTCCTAGTAGGCGGTGTAAGATTAAACATTTCAATTAGCTCAGTGCAGTGATGCCATTTTGATTGATACTGGATAGCTGCTCTTGAGTCATAGCCAAAATGCTCACAAGCTATTTGGTATCCTTTCCACAATTTTTTCTCTTCTTGAATGATGTGATTAATTAAATTTTGCATGTTACTTAGTTTTTAAGGTTAAAATTTTAATTGTTGCTGCTATGCTGTATAGCACTAATAAATAAACGATTGTTCCTTGCATGATATTTTTTTTTTTGGTTAATAATTATGAAACAAAGTTAGTAACTCTTTTCATATATGCAAACATTTTAACATATTTTAACATTTGATTGCATAAAAAAACCAGCTAAGTGTGGGCGACCAGGGACACCCCAATCCATTAACCATAGCTGGTGTATTAAAAAAGGGATAAACTATCTCTAGATCATCCCTCTTAGGTGTTATTGTAACCAAACAATATACATGCAGTACAAATATACTTATTTTTTTCTTCTGAGCAAGAATTTTATTAACTTACCTACAAATCCTGACTGCTCATTTACATCTACTTTAACCTCACCATTGGTGACTTGTACATCAACATTCTCAGTATCTATTTTTAGCTCCTTAGAGTCACTATCTTTACGGAAGTCTACGTCTACCTTAGGAGTATCAACATTAACCTCTGTAATGCCATCTTTTCGCTTAATTTTGATATCAACATTCTTAGTGTCAATGTTTATATCTAAGTCTCTTTTTTTCTTTGGTGTCTTCATTGTAGTTTTTTTAACATTTCAATCATTTTAGGTTGTGGACTAATGTCACTCTTATCTCTTCTATAGCTGTTGTGAGTATATACTCCAGCAACACCTGACAAAGCATTCTTAGATACTGACCACATATCACTCTCATTGTATGTAAGTGAGATTCCATACACACCATGCCAGTATACTAGCAACTGTCTTACAGATTCTATCTGAGCATCTGTATAAGCGTGATAATACTTATACCCTTTGTATGGTGTAGGAAGCTCACATACTTGATCTAAGGGCACTTCTCTATTGACATAATTATAAAACTTACCATCCTTTAATTTAAGCGGTCCCCAATTGCAAATCTCTATACCTATTGTCATTTTATCTAAGCGTTGGTAAGGAACACCCATAGCTCTGAACACATCAGGCTTGATGCCTAAATGATAAGCCCAATTCTTAGAACTGAATGCTTGACAAATCTCTCCATCAAATGTATCCTTAGATAAACCTTTACCTGAGATCACAATACAAGTAGCAATACGTCCTCTGTCATCCTTATCCCACATCTTGATAGTACCAGGTGCTGAAGAATTACCAGCTGTATGGTGCAATACTATCTGTAGCTTCTTAGTGTTCTCATTGACATACTGAGAATGATGCAAGGGCAGTTGCTTGATTTTGCTTAAGTTGAGCTTATCTTCTGACATGACCATCTACTGTTAATTGTGACATTGTAGCTATCACTGTACACACTTCAATTGTGTGCTTAAGGATAGTCACTATGATTGGATGCAAGTCTACTGGAGCAACTATCCCAGCGGATGCCATGACTCCTATAAAAATTGAATACTTTTGTAATGCCTTCCAAAATCTTGGTGTCTTGGAGAGCCAGCGGTCTTGTATATTTTTCATCTTTGGATTTGTATTTCTATTAATTTTTTTACTGATTGAGTGAGCTCACTGATGTGCTCAGCTAAATGCTTGATTTCAAGCTGTGTCATTTTCTCAATTGAGTCACTTCTGAATCTCGCTTCATTGTCTACTAGGTCAATCTTACTTTTAAGATGAATCATATCAGCTACTATATCTTTCTGCTCACTTACCACAGCTTTTATATCACTATGTACAGCTTTAAGAAAGTAACCTATTGCTGATAGTAGGACTGTAATAATTGAAAATGCAATTTCGTTAAATGTCATAATATTAGTATTGAGTTGTTATAACCATTCTCACGCATACCTCCACAAGGGCATCCACTATGGCATTGACCTACACAATTGCAAGAGCATTGGTCTATCATTGGTCTAAGGTCAGTGTCTCTGTTGGTAGGGTCTGTGAATCCCGAATACAAGTCCTTATTAGCTATTAAGTATCTGATAAGTCTTTGCTCATAAAAAGAAGCCTTTTGTGCATAGTGCTCCATGCCAAATGCTACCTCACTTCTGCTCACTGATGCTGAGAAATCACCGAACTGTGTCTGCAGTCCTTTGTTTTTTAGCTGATAAGTCAAGCCAAAGATAGCATCCTCAGCACTTCTCCATGCAATTACTGGCTGTATGAAGGTAACAAGTATCTCTTCATCGTTGGTAAGTGTTTGACCATTGTATGCAGCAAGTAAATAGTTGTAGTAAGTAGTTCCAAGAATAGGCATCACTCTAAGCTGTGCCTGAGTAGCTATGTATGGAGTCACATCTGTAACATCTACATTCGCTGTGATTGGTGTATTAACCTTTAAGTAGGTCTCAGTTATAAAGTAGATCATAGTACTGGTGTTTCAATTGGTATTACGTCACCACCTTCAATAGGAGGCAAAGATGCAAGTGAGCGAACTTCATTAGGAGTCATTGCATTGAGTACTTTTGTAGCCACCAATGGACTAAGTGAGTTGATTGCATCAGCAGTTTTACTAGCATCACCTTCAATCTCCACAATTGTCTCATTGATGATTTGAAAGTTGTTGATTGTATATTCGCCTGGTATCTTAGCAATCTCCAAAAGCTCATTAACTATCTCCTCTACTTGATATCTCAATGGCATGACTACATTTTTCTCAAATATTACGTATGCTTGCTTGATATCAGCTCCACCACCTAGAGAACCAGTAGTGCGAACACCCATAAGTATAGGATCAATTGTGTGAGCAAAGCAAATCTGCTCAGTATTGAGAGCTGATGCCTCGTGAAATAGCTTATCATTGCCATTTGTAGGTAAAGATTCTATCTTAGGTAGTTGGTCAGCACTGTTAGCAAAGAATGCCACTGCCTTTCCAGCATTAGCCGCACCTTTAAGCCTATCAATGGTGTGTTTAATCATTGATTTCTCCTCCTCAGACTGTGGACGTTTTGGAAACATCATAGCAAAAGAAGGGAAAATTGAGTTTTGTATGTTGCTTTTTGCGAAGTAGCTCAACTCTCCACTAAGGAAAGCAAAATTAAGAGCACTGGTGTACTGTGGTAGTGGATACCATTCCTGACCTAGTGTCATCACTTCATACACATACAACTGCTCTAGGTCACTATTAGTAGGATGGTATTTTTTGATACTTGTTACGTCAATTCTAGCCGACCAGTCATCACATAAGAAGTAAGTCTGCTTATCTCTAGCTATCCTTACCTTCTCAGGTGATACATTGTATATCTTGTACAGCTCTCTCTTAGCATTGTAGCACAGCTTGAAGTATACTCTGTGATGTACAGTCAACTGCTGAGCAATTGCTCTCTCTACTTTGCCAAGTTTAATTTTTTTCTCAAATGTGTAGAGCTTTAGCTTGTCCTCATTGGTCATTCCTTCACTCTTAAGAGTGTAGCCACCACCTACTGCTGAGTTGGTCTTAAAGTCCACAATAGCTCCATGTAGAGGTGATGTGTAGTAGAGCTGGTTTAATAGCTCAGGGAACATGTTGTCTTGACCAAATGGGATGTAGCCAGCAATCTGATATCTACCATTCACATAAGGTAGGGACAAGTTAGCATCACCTACTTTACCGAATGGTGTAGAGAATGACTGATAGCCTTCTACTACTTCTGTTGTTGTCTGTGGCTTCTCGCCTATAAATCTACTATACCAAGCCATTAGTCATAAATTGAGTTAATAATTGCACCAGCCACTACAAGCCTACCCTCTTCTATCATGTTCAATCCAGTAGGGTCAAGTGTAGGAGCTGAGCTCTCATAGACCTTATATCTGTACTGACCTTTTATGAAGTCAATGTCAGCTGGCTCAATGATAGTGAATAGGTTGAATCTTGAAGGCCACAATGAAGTATCTGTCCCCTCCCAATAGATAGGGCTAGATGTTGTGTTGAATTCGTCTTGAAACTCAAATAAATAGTAAGCATTTGATAAGGTTGTGACCTCAGTTAAGGTCAGCACAAAGCTATTAGTTGAGTCTTTCTCAAGATATATCATACCTATATTGTACTTAGCGAATTTTTTAATTAAAAAAAAAGGGTTACATTTCTGCAACCCCTCTTTATCTATGGAGAAAAGAATAGATTATGGTGCTGGTGTAATTAAAGTAGTCACTACTGACTCTTCAATTTGATAAGCTAAGAATTCATTCTCAGCAAGCAAAGTAATTGAATACTTAGAACCATCAGCTCTAGCTGTTCCTGAGCCTTCACCAGTTGCAGTCAACTGCAAGTAAGGAAAAAACCAATACAAGCCATTTGCATCTTGAACAATACCACTTAAGTACTGCTGACCTGATCCCAATACTTTGATAGCACTAGACTTGATTGACTCACGTCTGTGAAACATTAGGTTAATAGTTTGAGTTACAAATGAAGACCCATTGATGATGTCAATATTGGACTCCTCTGTGTAGCTTGAAGTATTGCGTCTGAATTCAAATTCAATAAATGGATCAGCTCCACCTACTAAGTCTAAGGCATCAATTAGGTAGTCATCACCAGTATCAACTGTCAATGAAGTCATATCAACATTATCTTGTTGATTAACAAAGAATTTATAGATACCCCCAGTATTGTTGTCACAAGACTTTTGTATCGTTTGAAGTGCATCACATGCCATGTCGTTTATGTTTTAAAAGTTAAAAAATAGGGAGGCATTGCTACCTCCCAATACTAAATATTACGCTTCAGCAAAACATACACTGTATACAACTATCTCAGATGGGTTAGTGTAGTGAAAACCAGCTTTTAAATTAGCTCTTGTTCTCAAGTAAGGCTCAGCAACTGAGTCAGACAAGTTAACTGCTTTTAAAGCCTTAGAGTCACCTTCAGCATCAAATGCATAGATAAGATTGTTTTTCAAAGTCAATACAATAGTGTTGTCAGGCATACCTTCACACACTACTACATTGATTCCTAAGAATGTCAAGCCTAATGGTAAAGTCACATAAGTCTGAGTGTTACCTGTTGCAGCTGCAAGCTCGTAAGCATTAGCTACATTTGTAGACACATACATTCTCAAGTCAGCTTTCTTACGAACGATAGAAGATGCAGCAGCCAATACAACTGATTCCAGTGTTGCAATAACATTTCCTGAAGTGATAGCTCCATCATATAGACCTACAACATCAGCATCAGCACACAAGCCTTTTAAGTAACCGTTACACAAAGACAACAACGCATCCTCAGATTCAATGTCACCTTGCCAT